CTTTTATGGTGCAATATTCTGCACAGTTGCGCAATTCAGCAACAAGTATTCAAGATGTCAACATTTTTTTGAAAAAAAATAATCAGGTTGTTCCTGAAAGCTCAACCTATGTTTCAATTCCTAATTCACATGGCGGTTCGCCTGGCGATGCGGTTAGTTCTGTAACTTATGTGCAACGCTTTGAAGTGAATGACACACTTCAATTTTGGTGGTATTCGACTAGCACGAACTGTCAACTTGCTACGATTGCGGCTCAAGCTTCTAGCCCTGAAATGCCGCGTAGTCCTAGCATGATTGTTACGATTGCACAGATTAGTTAGGGAAGATTGTGCCTTATTACATTGAGCAGGGTTGTGATGGTAAACCGGAATGGTGGGCTGTCAAAGATATTGCGGGCGAACAGTTCGGATGCCACGCGACTAAACAGGATGCTATTGACCAGGGTGTTGCAATTTCGCTTGCCGATGATGAGCCTTTCCTTGGCGAGAATAAGCCCGAGGATTGTAATGCTGATGGTGAGCCGATTATTGTTTGTGATATTGATGGCACTCTTATTCAGGGTGGGGCGCGGGTTGAGCGTGTCTGGTCTTATGTTGAGGATGCTGAGGGTGCGCTGTTTATTGTGACCGGCCGGCCTGAGAGCGAGCGGGCCGATACTGAATCACAACTTGCTGACCTGGACATTGAATATTCGCGGCTAATTATGAATGACGGTTCGACGGCCGATAGTGCCGAATATAAGAAGGCAACTGTTGAGAAGCTGCTTGAAACTTATGATGTGGTTTTAGCTGTTGAGAATGATGCTAAGACTTTGCGTTATTATCGTGAGCTTGGTGTTGAGGCTGTCAATCCTGCCGATATTCCGGCGACTGAACAGGCTAGTTTGCCCGAGGCTGGTAAACTGGCTAGGTACATACCGAAAGAGGATTCTGTGTCTAAGGTTGAGACCCGCGTATCGCCAGCTAATTTTGAGGTGCGTGAAGATGGTGACGGTCTGCACTTCAGCGGTTATGCGGCCGTATTTGATTCGCCTTCAGAGCCGTTACCGTTTATTGAGCGTATTGCGCCTGGAGCTTTCGCCCGCTCGCTGCGTTCTAAGAATGATGTGAAGCTTCTCTGGAATCACGACACTGGCGAGGTATTGGGTTCGACTCGTGCCGGTTCGATGACGCTCACTGAGGATCAGTTTGGTTTGAAGGTTGACGCTCAACTGCCGAATACTCAGCGTGGCCGTGATACTGCTGAGCTGTTGCGGTCTGGTCTGGTCGATTCGATGTCTTTCGGTTTTAATGTTCCCGCTGGCGGTGACGCATGGAATGCTGACGGTACTGAGCGCACTCTGAAGTCGGTACGCTTGCATGAGGTTTCGATTGTGGCGTTTCCTGCCTATTCTGCGACGGCTGGTACTGCGTCGGTTCGTTCACTGGATAAGGTTGCTCAGCGTGCTGAGGTTGACGCTGACGCGCTTGCCGCCGCTTTGACGAAGATTGAGGCTGGCGAAGATATTTCGATTGATGACCGCACTCTGCTTGAGACAGTTATTGAGAAGCTGTCGCCGGTTGAGATTGCTGCTGAGGCTGAACTTGGTTTTGATGCTGACGCGATGCTTGCTTTGAAGAAGAAGAAGCTCGAGCTGCTGGCAGGTATGTGATGAATCCTGAAGATGAGGTTGCCGAGTGGGATGCTCTGAATGAGCGCCAGCAGGAACAGGCTGAATCTTATACAGAACTTGCAACCAAGTTTGGGATGTTCGATCAGGGGTCTGGTGCTGACGGGGCGCACTACGCACCAGCAGACAAAAACCCTTTCAAGGCTTCGGGTCTCATGTGCCAGAACTGTATTTTCTTTGATGAGGCGAACAGCCAGTGCCAGATTGTTGCCGGCCCTATTGACCCAGAAGCTATCTGTAAGTTGTGGATTATTCCCGAGGCTCTGATTGTTGAGGCGGATCAGGCTGCTCGTGCCGCACTTGAGTTGAAGAAGCGTAAACTAGCTTTTTTATAGTTTGTGCTGTATTCTCATAAAGCACCTTCTTTCTTATGGTTAGGGAATTAGATGTTTTGCCCTCCGGTTACCGCCGGGGGGCTTCTTGCTTGTAGTTGAGGGTATTCTGTTTGTACGGGGCTGAATAGGTTTCGAAGGTAGCTAAAGCCCCATGAGGGAAACTATCTGACGCGAGTTCGACTCTCGCCAGCTCCACAGAATACTGAGTATATATATTCGGGGTATAATGTTCTCAGGTGTTTGACCGTGAGCGGCGACACATACGATTTCTGTTAGCAGTTGTCGGTTTCATTATTCGTACTCTTTTGGAAGGAAATCATGTCTGATTTCATCAAACTCCAAAGCGAGCAGCGCGCCAACCTTATCGAGCAGGTTCGTGAAGTTATTGACTTTGCTGAAGCTGAAGGTCGCGGTCTGATCGCTGAGGAACTTCAGAAAATTGACCGCATTGAGGCTGACATTCGCAGCATCGACGAGGGTCTTGCAGTTGCTAAGCGCGCTGAAGAGCGCAAGGTTGAAGCTTCGGTTGCAGCTAAGGGATTTGTTCCTGCTGTTGAGGCTCAGGATGACAACGCTGTGCTTCGTGCTATCGCACGCGGCGAAATGCGTGGCCACGAGTTCCGCACCGCTCTGACCCCGACTTCGGGTACTGGCGTTGTGCCAAACACTTTCTACAACCAGGTGTTTGACATTCTCCAGAACACCAACCCTATCTTCACCACTTCGACGGTTATTAACACTGCTGGTGGCGAGAACCTTCAGATTCCGCAGGTTACGGCTCACGGCACTTTCGCTCAGGTCGCTGCTGGTTCGGCTATCTCCGAAAGCAACCCGACGCTTTCCAACATCAACCTTGGTGCATGGAAGTACGGCGCTCTCGTCAGCCTGTCGAACGAACTTATTGCTGATGCTGGTGTCGACATTATGGGTCTTGTTGCCCGTATTGCTGGTACTGAGATTGCATACCAGGCTGGTTCGGCTCTGACGGTTGGTACTGGTACGGTTCAGCCGACTGGTATTGTGACTGCTGCTGCTTCGGCTGTTACCGGTGGCACTGGCGTTTCTGGCGCACCCAGCTACGAGAACCTTGTCGACCTTGCCTACTCTGTTGCTGGCGACTCACGCGCCCGCTACGGCTTCATGGCATCGACTTCGGCTATCGCAGCTATCCGCAAGATTAAGGATGGTGCTGGAAACTACATCTTCAGCCCGTCTATCTCGGTTGACGGCCGCGATATGCTCCTTGGTTCGCCTATCTACGAAAACCCTGCTATGGCTGCTGTTGCTACCGGCGCTAAGAGCATCGTTTACGGTAAGCTCGATGACTTCATTGTTCGTCAGGCTGGCGGTATCCAGGTTGCTACTTCGACTGACTACGCCTTCAACTCGGATGTCACTACCTTCCGCGTTACTTGGCGCGGTGACTCCAACCTTGGAGCTTCTGGTGCAGTCAAGTACTTCAAGGGCGGCGCAAGCTAATTAGCTCTTGAATAAAGAATTCCCCCTCAAGTTTGTAGGTTACTTGAGGGGGATTCTTTTTTATCGTCTGTGCCGCACCATTGGCACTCCACTAACAGCTTTACTTTCTGTATAGTGAATGTCACCTATCTGGTGACACATTGAGTATATGACTAGACTTGGCGTATGGGCAAACCTACTTTAGAGAAGATTAATGCGGCGGTTTCGTTTGTGTCGAACTCGCCAGGTCAGCCGACTGGCTACGGCTATCAGGGCAAGCTTCTGATTGAGCGTATGTTGCAGCATGATATGAAGGTTGCGGCGCTTTCAAATTATGGCTGTGAGGGTAATAAGCGCGAGTTGAAGCTTGCGACGGGTACTATCCCTGAATATCCTCGCGGGCTTGCACAGTATTCTGAGGATGTCATTATTCCGTGGCATAAAGATTTCGTCTCGGATTATCCTGACCGTAAACAAGCTGTGTTTACTCTCTACGATGTTTGGGTTTACAATAATCTTCCTGGCGTCGATAACTTTGATGTGCCGATTATCGCGTGGACTCCTCTCGATCATGTTTCGTTGCCGCCGAATGTTGCCGATTTTTTACAGCGCCCAAATGTGACTGCGGTCACTATGTCACCTCACGGCCAGCGACAGCTCGAGCACGCAGGTTTTCAGGCGACATATATTCCTCACATGATTGATACGAAAGTTTATCGGCCAACCTATGTGATGTCGGATGGTTTGTCTGCCCGCGAATATATGGGTATCGGTGAGGATGTTTTTCTTGTTGGCATGGTTGCGGCGAATAAGGCGAACCAGATTATTCACCGGAAGGCTTACGCAGAGAATCTGCTTGCTTTTGCTTTATTTCTAAAAGAACGACCTGACGCGAAGCTTTATATTCATGCTGAACCTTCTGGCATGATGGGCGGTTTCGATTTGCCAGTGTTAATTAAGGCTTGTGGTATTCCTGATGATGCGGTGATTTTCCCTGACCCTATGGCGCACCGGATTGGATTTCCCGAACAGGATATGGCGGCGCTTTATACGGCGTTTGATGTGTTGTTGCATTGTTCGTATGGTGAGGGGTTTGGTGTTCCTGCTGTCGAGTCTCAGGCGTGTGGTACTCGGGTGATTGCTTCTAGCTGGGCGGCTTCACAGGATTTGGTGAGTGAGGATTCGTGGCTTGTTGAGGGGATACCGTTTTACGATAACCCGCAGAAAGCTTGGTATAACATTCCGATTGTGCCTTCGATTGTTCAGGCTCTCGAGTTGGCTTACCAGGCTGATCGCGGGCCATCAAAGTTTGCGATGGATTTCGCTAAAAAGTTTGATGTTGAGACTGTTTGGCGGTGGCATTGGCTACCTTTCTTCAGAAAGTTTTTCGCATGATTCCGGTGCTGGGTATTCCGACGATGACAAGGCATGACCTTGCTCAACGCTGTATTGATTCGATTGACTATCCTGTCGAGAATCTTCTAGTGGTCAATAATGGTGGCGATGATTGGGAGCCGCGTCTGAATCCGTTTGTGCGCGAATATCATCAAGTGTGTTTGCCCACTAATTTTGGTTGTGCTGGCGCGTGGAACATGGTTATCAAGTGTTACCCGTTTGCACCGTTTTGGCTTATCGCGTCGGATGATACCTATTTCATGCCTGGGGCGCTCGAGCTGATTGACGCTGAAGCTGATCCGAATGGTTTTCACCATCTCGCGGTTGAGCCGTTGTGGGCTGCGTTTGTTGTCGGTGAGGATGCGGTGCGGAAGGCTGGTCTCGCGTCAGAGCTGTTTCATCCTATCTATTTTGAAGATAATGACTGGCAGAGGCGTCTCGAGGCGGCCGGTGTGCCTATCTCAACTATTGAGGCGAAGATTGGGCATGACAATAGTTCGACGCTTAAGAGTGGTTTTGAGGCGCGAAATGCTGACACTTTTGCCGCGAATCATAAGACTCATATGAAGCGAACTGTCGATTCGGTGATGTCTGGCGGGGAGTGGGATTTAGATATTCGCCGCAAGAACAGTTGGGATTGATGTGCGCGTACTGATTACGGGTGTTGCAGGTTTTCTCGGTTCTCATCTTGCCGATAAGTTTCTGCTCGAGGGTTGGGATGTTGTCGGTGTCGATAACCTTATTGGCGGCTATATAGAGAATGTGCCTGATGGGGTAGAGTTTTTCAACCGTGATTTGGCCGGCCCGCTCGATCAGTTTGATGGCTTGTTTGATGGCTGTGATTTGGTTGTTCACGCGGCTTGCACAGCTTATGAGGGACTTTCGGTATTTAGTCCGTCTCTTGTCGTCTCGAATACTGTTCAGGCTTCTGTGAACACTTTGACGGCTTCGGTGAATGCTGGGGTGCGCCGGTTTGTTTATCTGTCGTCGATGGCGCGTTATGGCGACTATGAGGGTGAATGGTATCGGGAAGATTGGATGACTCGCCCGCAAGACCCTTACGGTATCGGCAAGGTTGCGGCTGAGAATCTGGTGCGTAACATTTGCGATACGCATGGCATGGAGTGGGTGATTCTTGTGCCGCACAACATTATTGGGCCGCGTCAGAAGTTTGATGATCCTTTCCGTAATGTGGCTTCGATTATGTCGAACCGGATGCTGTCAGGTAAGCAGCCGATTATTTATGGCACGGGCGAGCAGCAGCGCTGTTTCAGTTTCGTCTCTGATGTTGTTACGCCTCTATATGTTGCCTGTTTTTCTGATGAGGCTGTGGGTGAGGTGATTAATGTTGGCCCTGATGAGGAGACGATTACTATCGGTCGGCTGGCTGAGATTCTTGCCGACATTATCGGTTTCGACCTTGACCCTATCTATATGCCTGGTCGCCCTCAAGAAGTCCCGATTGCTTTGTGTTCGTCGGATAAGGCTCGCCGGTTGCTCGGCTATGAGACTACGGTTTCTCTCGAGGATGGTTTGCGGGAGCTGGTGGCGTGGATTGCTTCGAAAGGTGCGCGCGAGTTCACATATCATTTGCCGATTGAGATTGATTCGCCGCTTGTACCAGCTACTTGGTCTCAAAGGTTGATGTAGATTAGCGGTAGAATGGTGGGAGACTTGAGGAGTTTTCTGTGACCGTATCTAATGGCTATACTTCGCTGGCTGATGTGAAGGCTGCTTTGCGTATCGAGGATGCGCTTGATGATTCGCTTATCGAGTTGGCTATTGAGGCTGCGTCGCGTGAGATTGACGGCTATTGTGGCCGCGTGTTTTATTCTTCTACGGCGACGCGAGTCTATTTCCCTGATTCGATGGTGACTGTCGAGACTGACGATATTGTTTCGATTACGACTTTGAAGACGCTGGGTGCTGATGGCACTTTTTCGGTGACATGGAATCCTGCAACCGAATACCAGCTCGAGCCTCTGAATGGTGTTGTGGGCGGTTTGACACAGCCTTACACTCGGATTCGTGCCGTCTATGACCTGACTTTTAATGATCGCGCTCAGGTGGCTTCTGTTCAGGTTGCTGGAGTGTTTGGCTGGTCTGCTGTTCCTACTGCGGTGCGTCAGGCTTGTACCCTGCTGGCTATGCGCCAGTTCAAACGGTACGACTCGCCTACTGGTGTGATGGGTTTTGGTGACATGGGTGTTATCCGTATCGGCCGGTTCGACCCTGACATTGAGGCGCTGTTGCAGCCGTTCTGTAAGGTGGCTTACGCCTGATGGCTATTGCTGATATTCGTAAGGGTATTGCTTCGAATCTTGGTTCTATTCGTGGGCTTCGGGCGAGCGAGACTATTCCTGACCAGGTGAATCCGCCGGTTGCTGTTATTGGTTTGACTTCGGTGAGTTATGACCAGTCTTATGGGCGGGCTGCTGTCGGTCTTGTCGATTATCGTTTTATTGTCACGGTGGTTTGTGGGCGCGCTAGTGAGCGTGAAGCTCAGCGCCGTCTTGACGCATATATTTCGACTGGGGCGAGTTCGGTGAAGGCTGCTATCGAGTCGGATCGTACTTTGGGCGGTTATGCGTCGGATTGTCGCGTGACTGAAATGTCTAATGTTTCGTCGGCTATAATAAATGATGTAACTTATCTGACTTGTGATTTTGCAGTTCAGGTTTACGCACAATAACTAGGAGAAAATTGTGAGCGTGTTCGTCGCTACAGACTACAAAGTGACTGTGAACGGCACTAACTTTAGTGACCACCTCGCAGCAGTCACACTTGACATTTCGACCGATGAGGTAGAAACCACAGCGTTTGGTGCAACCTATCGCACCCGTGTTGGCGGTCTCAAGGATGCTTCACTTCAGCTCGACTTCCACCAGGATTTCGGTGCTTCGTCGGTTGACGCTACCCTGTTCCCGCTTCTTGGCACGAACGCTACCGTTGTGATTGTTCCCACCTCGGGCAGCGTTTCGGCCACTAACCCGAGCTACACTGGCACATTCCTTGTCTCGAGCTACCAGCCTGTTGCGTCTTCGGTTGGCGACCTTGCCACGCTTTCGGTCACTTGGCCAGTTGCAGGTACGGCTGGAATCACGCGAGCCACGGCGTAACGATGAATCCGATTAACCTACACATCGCCTACCTTGACGGGCGCGAACGCGATGTCTCAACGACTGCAAGTGATCTCATTGCTTTCGAATCACACTTCGATTTGAGCATTGCCCGCTTAGAGAAAGAGATTCGTCTCACGCATCTCTTTTATCTGGCGTGGCACGCTGAGAAGCGCACGAAAGATACTGAACTTGAGTTTGATGCTTGGGTTGAGACTGTTTCTGTCGTGTCTGAAGGTTCTCAAAAAAAATAGTTGGGCTGGGTGAGTCTAGCCTTCATTGGACTGTTGCCGCTATCGCGGTTGAGACAGGGATTTCGCCTAATGAGTTGTTGTCTCTTGAGCCTCGAATGTTGTGGACTATTCAGCGGTACATGAT